GAAAGATGAATCAGGTAGTGAGAATCTTATCAAAGTAAGAACTGAAGATGGTGTTATCGTTGAAAGAGAAAACGTTGAACTTGAAATGGTAGAGAAGAAAGACATCCCAGAAGCAGGTACTTATACAGAAAGTGATAAAGTTCCTGACCAACCAGGTTCTGAAATCAAAGGTACTTTTAAAGGTGCTGAAGAAACTGAAGAAGTTGACACACTTCCAGAAGATGCAGAAGCAGGTTTAAAGCCTGAAGATGAAAAGCCTGAAATAGAAATCGAATTAGGTAAGAAAATGGAAAGCATGGCATACAGAATCGAAGAGATGGAAAAGAAACTTGCTAAAATGGAAGCAATGTTGCCAGCACCAGATGAGAAAGTAGCAGAAGAAGTTGAAGAAGAAATGGAACTCCCTAAATTAGATGGAGCACCAGTTGAAGAAGCAATGAAATTCTCTGTTGAAACAAATAGAAAAAATTATGGTAAGAAAGAAACAAATTCACAATCTTCATTCTTATCAAAACTTTATAAATAAAAATTATTAACTTTTTAAAAAAGGAAAAAATGAAAACAAGACAAAATTTCGCACTTCCTACAATCACCACAACTTATGCTGGTGAAGCAGCTTCAGGCTATATCGCCGCTGCGTTGTTAAGTGCAAACACTTTGGATAAGAAGCTTGTAACTATCATGCCAAACGTGAAGTACAAATCTGTAATCCAAAAATTAGACGTTTCTGGTATCGTACAGGACGCAAGTTGTGATTTTACAACTTCAGGTTCAGTTTCAATCTCTGAAAGAATCCTCGAACCAAAAGAATTGCAAGTTAACTTACAATTGTGTAAGCAAGAGTTCGTTGATTCATGGGAAGCTTTGCAATTAGGATTCTCTGCATTCGATGAAATTCCAAAGAACTTCAACGATTTCTTAATCTCTTATGTTGGTGGTAAAGTTGCTGAAGCAACCGAGCAAAACATTTGGCAAGGTTCTAACACAAACGGTCAGTTCGCTGGTTTCCAATCTATCCTTTCTGCATCTATTGCAGCAGGTGGAGCAACCGCAGTATTGGCAGCAAAGAGTGGTTCAATCGTAATCTCTGGATCTGTAACTTCTGCAAACGTATTGGATAAGTTGAACTCTGTTGTAAACACTATCCCTGATACTGTTTATGGTAAGCCTGACGTATTGTTGTATGTTTCTACAGACGTAGCAAAAGCATATCAGCAAGCATTGGCAGGTGGTGCAGTTGGAGCAAACGGATGGAACAACCAATTGAACGTTGGTGAAAAACCATTTAACTTCAATGGTATCGAAATCGTATGGTGTCCAGGTATGAGTGCTTCTAAAATCGTTGCTGCACAAAAATCTAACTTATTCTTCGGAACAGGTTTGATGAGTGATTACAACGAAGTTAAAGTACTTGATATGGCTAACATTGATGGTTCTCAAAACTACAGAATTGTAATGAGATTTACATCTGGTGTTCAGTTCGGTATCGGACAAGACATCGTTTACTACGGTGCATACTAATCATTAACTAACTAATTAAAAACAAAGTATATGGCTTGTAATTTAACGCAAGGACGTCAGGAAGTTTGTAAAGAAAGTGTCGGTGGTTTATCCGGTGTCTACTTTATCAACTATACTACTGGCTCCTTTACAAAGAACGGAAGTGGTCAAGTTACCGCTTTACCCACAGGTACCACAGTATATTACTATGAACTGAAGGGAAACAGCTCATATACTGAAACTGTAAACTCCTCGAGAGATAACGGAACTACATTCTTCTCACAAGAATTGGTTCTTAATCTTAAGAAATTGACAAACGAAATGACGACTCAGCTCAAATTGATGGCATATGGCCGTCCGCAGATCGTAGTTTGGACAATGAATGGAGATGCATTGTTGGTTGGTGAAAGAGAAGGTGCAGACGTAACTGCAGGTACAATTCAAACAGGTGGAGCATTGGGTGACCTTTATGGTTATTCAGTAACCTTCACAGGTCAAGAGCAATTGCCAGCTGCATTCCTATCCGGAAGTACTACAACTAGTCCATTCGCAGGATTAAGTGTACAACCAACTATCGTATATAGCTAATTCAGTATAGGCTAACAAATATATTAAACCCTACTCTTAATTGAGTGGGGTTTTTTATTTATTTGAATATGAAAGGATAAATCGGTGTTATTATTATATAAAAACGAGCTAATGCTATCTTATTTTATATCTCAATCCAACAATTACGTATTCAGAACACAACCTACTGCAAGTTCAGAGTTTACTATGTCTTTGACAGATATGACTACGTTGGAAACATTTACAGGAAGTATAACATCAATGTCTTTTGAAGGATATGAAAGTTATGTTTCTTTTTCTTTGTCAATTAGTGGTGCAATTGTAGGTGAAGAATATCGTGCAACACTTCTTAATTCAGGAAGTGCAGAACCACTTTGGAATGGTAGTATACAAGTATACGCATCGCAATCACTTGATAAATCAGTATACGAAAATAAAAATAAACAATATATTTCTCATGTTAGTGAGAATAGGTACATCATAATGGATTAATATGAAATCACAACAGAACTTTTCAGTTATCAATGTAAACAATAATACTCTTCCGATTATATCAGAAGATACTAAAACACGTTATGGTTGGATTCCATTTGGTGTTTATGGACATGATGACTTTTTTGATGCAGTAACGATTGCATACAACAACTCTACAACTAATGCTGCGTGTATTGAAGGTATTGCAGACTTAATATTCGGTAAAGGACTTTATAGTAAGAATCCACAATTCCAAGCGGTATTAGAAAGAGTATTACCACAAGAAGAAGTAAAAAGAGTTGCTTTTGATTTTAAATTATTTGGTAATGCTGCATTGCAAGTATATTGGAACGATGACCACACAAAGATTGTGAGAATGTATCAGGTTCCAGTTCAAACACTTCGTGCAGAAAAACTTTACTCTAATCCACGTATTGAAAACTATTACTATTGTGTAGATTGGAATGACCAAAAGAAAGTAAGAGATAAAAAGAAAATACCTGCTTTCGGTACATCTGAAGAAAAGTTGGAAATACTTTACATCAAACATTATTGCCCAGGTCTTTACTATTACGCATTGCCTGATTATGTATCAGCATTACAATTTGCAGTAAGTGAAGCAGAATTATCTAATCTACATTTACATAATATTACAAATGGTTTCTTACCGCTTGTAATGGTAAACTTTAATAATGGTGTTCCTGCTCCTGAAGAAAGACAAACAATTGAGGATTTGCTTCAGGCTAAATTCACAGGAACAAATAACGCAGGTAGGTTTATGTTATCATTTAACGATGACCCTGCTACTGCACCAACGATTAATCCAATCTCTATTGATAACTTACATGAGAAGTTTCAATACGTTGCAGAATACGCACAGGATAGAATCCTTGTAGCACATAGAATTACATCACCTTTATTGTTTGGTATCAGAACTGCTAACAATGGTTTCTCTTCTCAATCAGAAGAAATGAAAACAGCATTCTCTATTTTACAAACAATGACAATACTTCCATTCCAAAATATTATAATTAATGCATTAGATTATGCATTCCAAATTGGTGGATATGATAGTAGAGAATTGTATTTCGAACAATTAACTCCGCTTGTAATTCTTTCTACAACTGCAGAAGAAACAGGTAAATCAATCGAACAGGTTGAAGATGAAGTTAATGATTCAATGCAAACAAGCGAAATAGCACAAACAGATGCAGAAATCAATCCAGATTCAGTAATTCCTAAAAAGGATTTAGAAATGAAAGAATTTGTAAGACCTGCACATTTTAATAAAGAATACGAAATAATGAATTAATATGGCATACGCACTATTCATAACAAGAAACGATATAATTAAAAATTCACCTCTACAGGGTGCAATTGATGCGGATTCTCTTTTGCCGTTTGTAAGAACTGCACAGGACAAATATCTTAAAAATCTTTTAGGTACTGTTCTGTTTGATTATCTTCAAGCGCAAATAGAAGCAGGAACATTCTCTACGTTGAGTTCATATTATCAGGACTTAATGGATGACCACATCAAATACACACTTTTGTGGTATGCATGTGTTGAATACATTCCATTCTCTTCTGTTCAATTCAAATCCAATGGTGCAGTTAAGCAACAGAGTGAGCAAGGTATAGCACCAACTAAAACTGAAATAGATTATTTAAAAGCTATGGCACAAGCAAATGCAGATTATTATGCATTGAGATTGCAAAACTATTTAATCGCTTACTCAAATAATATTCCACAATATTTGGAATCTGTTGGAAATCAAACACAGATATATCCTGATCAAAGCAATAACTACTTTCACGGAATCCAATTATAAAATATGCCACAACAAATTGTACATAATACAGGCGTAAACTACTCATTATACTACAATGTTCTTAATTATTTTAAGACAATAATGAGAAATCATCCATCCATTCAATCTGTTACCTATGGTGATATTGATACGATAGATGATAAATCATACCCTGAATATCCATTAGGTAATATCTTAATAACCGATACATCATTCGGAACATCTACTACAACTTTTACAATTCAGTTGATTGTAGCAGATAAACAAAAGTTATTAAACAATGAATCTTCAGGCTCAACCAATGCACAAACAATTCCATTTTATGGAGTTGATGATATGGTAGATATACATGCAAACACACTTGCCATTTTAAATGACTTAACTTCATATACGCAAAGAGGAGTTGCAGGATTTGAAATAAATAGTGATATAACGTGTACACCATTTTCAGACCGATTCGACAACGGTTTGGCTGGGTGGTCAGCAAACTTTGAACTGACAACTCACAATGATAAAAATCGTTGCCTTTTTTTTTTAATTAATCCGTCTGGTAGTGGATATATTATTGAAGATTGTGCTGATGGTGAAAGGTATAAAGCAGTTTTAACGGAGAGTGGTAGTATAGGTCAGGTGTTTGCAAGTAGGTATTATCCTAAATCAAACCGTGATATCACTACCTACTACGATTTGAATTGTTATACTATTGTTGATACATTTAGTGGTGAAGATGATTATGATTTTGTCAACTTACCAATATTGTATTTACCATTTGCGGATTTTGGAACGTGTGAGTATTGTGAATTGTGGACAACGCCGCAGATATGGTCAACAACGCCGCAAAACTGGGATTCAGGAAGTACGGTTGCATTTAGACAATGGCAATATGATTAAAATATAAACACATGGGAGCATCTTTATCAAGCTTATTTATATCTCAAAGTTATCAAAGCCTAATACATTTAGGTGATGATACAACAATTAAAACATTTACTTCAACACCTGCTGAATTGCAGGATGGATTTGGTAATGGTAGTGGAGTTCTATTGGACAACGCCGGCAATGTAATTGCTTCAGGCTCACTTAAAGTTGTAAATGATATTTCATCTTCAACACTAAATGGAGTTGGAAATGTAACAATATATTCTGCTTCAGTAGCAAGCAGATTAGCACAATTAGAAGCGGACTCAGGTTCGCAAGACCAAAGATTAGATTCACTAGAAGTTTTTACTGCATCAGCAGCAATAAGCATTGCAAGTTTAAATGCAAGTAGTGCATCTCAACAAATTAGTATAAATTCGTTGAATACTTTTTCTGCATCTGCGGAAATCAGTATCAATTCTTTAAACTCTAAAACGGGATCATACGCAACAACTGGAAGTAATACATTTACAGGGATTAATACATTTAATTTAAGAACTAATCTGCAAGGTGTAAACATATATTCAGGTAGTAATCTTGGAATATACATAGGTAACTCAACAGGCTTTGCACCAACATCAGCTGGTGTTGTTCCTTCTGATTCACATACTGTATTTGGTGTAAATGCTTTACAATTATTTGGTAATGGTGACTTGAATAGTGCTTTCGGTAGAAGTGCATTACAACAATTAATATCAGGCTCAAATAACCTTGCAATGGGTGGGTTTGCCGGTAATCAATTGGTAAATGGTGGTGGAAATACTTTTATCGGTGACCAAGCAGGTAACGGAACAGTAGGTGGAGATAATAACTTCTTCCTTGGTGGTTCATCAGGTAATGCATTTAGAACAGGTAGTTTCAATATCCATATAGGAGTTAATCAGCAAGGTAATTTAGCCACAGGTAGTGGAAACCTTATCATTGGTGGTGCAGGTGGTACAAACGTTGCAAATAATGTCGATTGTCAAATCTCAATAAAATACGGAACTGATTTTCAAGGTAGAAGATTACTTTATAAATCAGGAAGTGAAGCGGATAACGTATTCATCTATGGTGGTGTTGAAATACAAAATACTTTAACTGCATCATTAGCAGATGGATATGTGTGGATTGGTAATAGTAGTGGTAGATCTACAACATTTAATTTTACTGATTTTTCACAATCAGTAGATAGCAAAATAGATAATTTAGAATTATATACTGCATCATTTTCTTCGAACTATGTTTCGCAAGCACAACTTGCAGCTGCAACGGGTGCATTGGAAACAAGTATTGCAACAAAATTAAATACATCATCGTTTAATGCGTATACTCAATCAGCAGATGCTGCATTAAATAATTTATCTCAATCTGTATCTTCATCTAATGCAGTAACCATTGCAAGAATAGATGGATTAGCATCCTTTACAGGAAGTTATGCAACAACAGGAAGTAATACATTCAGAGGAAATGAAGTATTTTCAGGAAGTGTTAGAGGACAAGTATTTCCAATAACCGTTTCATCGAATACTGCAAGTATGGATTGTAGTATAGGTAATTTCTTTACAGTATCATTACCATCAGGCTCAACAAGATTCGAAGCAACAAATATACAACCAGGAGAAACACTTTCATTAAGAATACTAAACTTAACAAATACATCCGCATTTACAGGAAGTACATCTGTTAAATTTCCAAATGGATTTGGATATGTTCCAACAACAGTTTCTTCATCAATCGATATCCTAACATTTTTAAGTTTTGATACGGGATCTATATTTGCAGTTGCATCAAATTATTTTCTATAAATTATGTATATACCATTAACATTTGAAGGAACATCTCAAAGATGTTTGTATGCAAGAGGAGGATATGAAGGATATTGGGTGTCAGGTTCACAACAATATGGGTATCACCTTTATACGGGTTCATCAACTTTTACTGTTGATAGGGGAACAATAAGTAATGCTGAAATTTTTGTTGTTGGTGGAGGCGGAGGTGGTGGCAGTCAGGGTGGTACACAAGTTGGTGGAGGTGGAGGCGGCGGCGGTGTCGCATACCAAACAAATGTAAGATTATTTGGAGGAACATATACAATTACAGTCGGTGAAGGTGGTGCAGGTGGTATATATAGTTCAACTCTTGATAGAAACGGACAAACCGGCGGTAGTTCATCATTTAATGGAAGTAATTTCTTTTTAGGTGCAGGTGGTGGAGGTGGAGGTGATGCTGTTGGTACTACACCATATAGAGGTGGTGCAAGCGGTGATCCTACCAGATTTCAAGGTGGTGCAAGTTCAGGTGGTGAAGGCGGAGGTGGAGGTGGAGCAACAGGTGCAGGTATAAACGCAAATGTTCCAAATAACACTAAAAGTCAAGGAGGACCAGGTTATTTATATACGCCATCTCAATGGGAAATGTACTTCGGATGCGGCGGAGCAGGTACTCAAATTGATCCTCCTAGTCCTGTACAAGGCGGATGTGCACAAGCAGGCGAAGAACAAGCTGATGCTAATCCAATATGGGCATTTGGATGTGGCGGTGGAGGTGGTGCACAATATGATGGTGGAACAGGTACATATACAAGAGCCGGTAATGGTTCAAGCGGATGTGTAATTATAAAATATCCAATAAGCACACCGTGTAATGATTATTTTATAGGCACAGGTAGTTGTGGTTGTACTCAACAAGCATTTAATATTTACGATTCAGGAGATTTAAATCCAGTTGATAGAACAGGCAGTTATACATATGTTCCATGTGGTTATACATCATCTGTAGTATCAGGTAGTTTATTAGCAGGATTTTCAATTACTGCTTGTGGTGTATCAGGAAGTACAGGTTCAATACAAACAAATTCTGATGTAGGTGGTGGTATATATACATTCGGTCAAGCTGGGCAAGCACGTTGTTTGGCTAAAGATAGACCTTGTTAAAATAAATTATTATGGCAACTCTATTACAAGTAGCACAAAAGTTAGGCGATTTAACAGTTGCAAAAGCACCGAAGAAAACAGGCAATCTTAAAAGACAATTAAAGGCTGCAAATACAGGTCGTAATATATTAGGTGGAAGAAATTCTGCTCAAGCTGAAAAGCAAATCATAGAGGATTTAAAATCAGGAACATTTACATTCGAATTTGATATCGATGTTTCTCCTGAAGGTGCTGAATACGGTCAATGGTGGAACACGCCCACAATCAGTAATACTGTGAAGAATGGTAAGACTCGTAATGTACCTGATGCGATTAACTTTGCTGAAAAAGCATATTTAGACCCTATATTTCAGGCTGCATTAGATGATTATATAGAAGCACTTGGTGATAAAATTGCAGCAAGTATTGCAAAGGAAATAGATAAGGAATTAAAATAGGTATCAATTACAGATACTCAAAAAATGGTTATTATTAAAAAAAGATATGGCGTTATCCATTACTCAAACACCTGCTGTAGTCAGTTTAGCACAATCACCAATTATATTTACCGTTGCTGAAAGCACACCCGTCTATACATCATCTTCATTTCAATATGTAGGTGAATTGTATTATTGGACAGGTAGTATGTTTAATTCATCATCGTTATCAGATTATACATTAGTTAAGTTTCCAAACACCGCAACAGTAGGTATATTTGACCTGAATAGAATTATAAATTCAACACTTACTGATTTAGCACAGGCTAATTCATCAAACGTAAAATATTTTGCATTAGATTTTTATTGGCAATATCTTTCTGGTAGTAGTTATGTAACAGGATCGCATGTAAAATCGGATACATATAAAGCATTAGATGGATATGGAGTATTTCAAGAACCAATTGGTCAAAATATTTCATCTGCATCTGTACATTGGCCATTGATGACATCAGGCCCTGCAACACAATCTGCATTCTTAACAAACAAAGGATATAGTGGTGTATGGGGTGGAGCAAATGGTTCATCTCCTGTTCCTACAAAGATTGCATATAGTGCATCTAATGGACAAACAGGAAATTATAATGTAAGTTTTTCAACTACATCATCAAATCAAATACAACAATATCCAATAGGACCATCGCAAGATGATTTCGCAATCGTTAATCAGGTTGGAATGGAATGGTTCACAGTTCAAGCATTCAATGGTTCAACTCCATTAGGTACGCCTATAAAATACGATATAGTATGTGAACAAAAATATCCTAATGTTCGTATTAAGTGGAAGAATCGTTTTGGACAATTTGATTGGATGAACTTTAATATGGTAAGTAGACAATCATTTGAAACAGAAAGAAAAACATATCAGCCACAATTAGGTTCGTGGGAATCATCTACATTTGGATATCAAAAATATGATACTGCTACTGCAGCATATATTGTGGATTCAAAGCAAGGACTTTCAGTAAACACAAACTGGTTGCCTGAATCTTATAATGAGATTCTTAAGCAATTATTAGTATCCGATGAAATTTATTGGATATATGAAGAAACTGATACAGGTGATATGTTAAGACCATTGACAATAGTAACTCAAAATATAGTATTTAAAACAGGCGTTGTAGATAAATTAATACAATACCAATTTGAATTCCAATTAGGTCAACCATATAAATTGATCATGTAATGGGTATTATATCAACACAAGCGTTTACATTCCGATTAATAGCAAATGGGCAGCAATTAGATATATTTGATGATGAAGATATACAGTTATCAAATAACGTAACAGGTCTATTTGATATTGCCGTATTGCCATCTGACTTTACTCGTCAAATTACTTTACCAGGAACAAAAGTAAACAATGCTTTCTTTGAGCATGTTTATGATATTTCTGTTGAATCACCTTTTCTATTTAACACAAATATTAAGGTGCCAGCATACTTTGATTTTGATTCTGTATATCTTTCGAATGGTTATTTGCAATTGAATAAAGTAAATGTCATTGCAAATAAGTTTATTGAAAGTTATGAAGTAACAATATACGGAACACTATCCTCATTTGGTAGAGATATCAATAGAGGTTTCTTAACTGAATTAACTTCTCTTTCACAGTACAATCATACAGCATCATACGAAGCAATTACAGCAAGCTGGAGTGGCAATCTATTCAATGGTGATATAGTTTATCCACTTGCAGATTATGGAACAGGATATCGTTTTGAAGCAGGTTCAAATCAAACATTTGGAATCAATGATACAAATGGTGCATTGACTGTACAAAATTTTAAACCATCAATCAGAGTAAAAGCAGTTCTTGATGCAATATTTGAAGAAGCAGGATATACATATTCATCTTCATTTATACAAGGCGGTGCATTGGATGATGTATATATGATTTGTAACTATTCCCTAAAATACCCTGAATTTCAGGGTGTTGATATGGAAACATTCGGCAAAATAAAAGTAGGCGCAATTAGTGGTAGTGGAATGACTGATGTAGTATTAACATCAGGTAGTTGGACAACTCTTCCATGGTATAATGCATTAAGTGACCCACAAGCATTTTATAATAACGGAGCATATAGAGTAGATAAGGCAACAAACCTTTCAGGTATACTAAACATAAATGTAAACGTATCTTGCTCTGTAAACAATATGCCAGGTACACTATCTGCAAATGGAACATGGGGATTGAGAATGTTAGAAACAGGTAGTTCAACACCAGAAGGTTTGACTGCATTACAATCATTTATATTTTATTTTGATGAATTACAACAAAGCAGAACAGGTGGTATAAATCAAACAATACAATTAGAAACACAATTTAAGTTGTATGATATCCCAGTAGGCAATTACTATTTTCAAATAAAGCAAAGTCCTAACTTTGCACCACCAACTGTACAACCTGTTGTAACACTTGATCCTGCAGCAACAACAAAATCATTCCTTCAAATAACAGAAGTAAATCAAGCAGCTGATGGTAGAGTGATGGATATTCCATCAAATATGCCTTTCGGAACAAATGGAATTAAACAAATCGACTTTGTTGTAGGATTACAAAAGAAATTTAATTTAGTAATCTATCCAGATAAAACAAAAAATAAACAATTCATTATTGAACCTTTTGATACGTGGTATAATAAAGGACAAAGATGGGATTTCAATAAGTACATCAATTTAGATGATAAGATTGAAGTAATCCCTGCAAATAACCTTGCGGTAAACGAATTAAATTTCGGAGATACCCTTGACCAGGATTATATCTCACAGCAATTCAGTAAAGAAGCAAATAGAGAATATGGTAAAACATATTACACAGATACACAAAACTATTTTTCACAAGGTAAGTTTGAAGTTAAAACTACATTCGGTAATGGACCTCTAATCAGAATCCCTGGAACAGGTCTTTCTGGTAGTGTTAGTGGAATTACACCACCTGTAACATCATATCAATATGTAATTGGTAATGCAGGTTGGAGTTCTGCGGCTGCAGCATGTGCAAATACATACTATTATCCAACTATCGTATATGCTGCTGAAAGTGATCCTAATTTAGTAACTACACTTTATACGGATTCAAATCTAACAACAACATTTAATGGTGGATATTCTTATTGGAAATGGGGATACCCTTATTTCTATCAAAAATATGCTTCATTTATCGCCTTTGATGGAAGTATTAATTCATTTTTAGCTTGTTAACATATGTCACAGATAATTCCTATATACATACCGACTTACATTTCATCACAAACTTATGCACCTGCAAGGGTTCTACCTCGTCTTTTTTATTATAATGGATTGGTAGATTGTGAAACTTGGTATTTAGAAAGTGGTTCATTAAACGAAGCAGGATACACATATGAGCAAACTAGCTTTCCATATTTTGATAATTACGGAGTTGTAACAGGTTCTTTTCCAACTGCAGGAAGTCCATCACTTCTATTTAATAATGAAACACCATCATATGGTGAATTACCTACTGGATCACTTTTCACACAATATTGGGATACGTACATATCATTACTTTATAATCCTAGGACAAGATTATTAAATTGTTCAGCAATCATTCCACTTGCAGATTATGTAAAGATGGAATTGAATGATATTGTAAATTTCAGAGGTAACTACTATCACTTAAGAGCAATAAATAATTATTCTCTTAAGACCGGTAAATGTGATTTACAATTATTAGGACCAATTATAGCAGATACATTTAGTAGTTTAGAACCTGCGCCTGAACCACCTTCTACTAGCTCATATGCTGAAGTTAGTTGGTCATTTACAGAATCAGGTGGAGCAAATGGTAATTTCCGTGTTTATGATAATGGTTCTAATATAGCAACACTTACTGCAAATGGTAGTGGAAATCAAAGAATAGATACTGGGCATATAGTAAATGCTGAAATGTATCCTGTAAGTTGGGTTGCGGGTGTAAGTATGAGTATAAACGTAAATGGTGCTACTACAATTGCAACATCATCATCAATTGATAATACAATTAGTTCATCATTTACAGCAACATCTGGAAGTGTATATTATATAACAGGAAGTATAAATGATAGTAATGCTCCTTGTTGTTCACCACAAATTACAGGCTTTGCAATAAATGGAAGTAATTTAGAAATTTCATTCTCAACAGGTAGTACATGTGCTGCATGTAGTAATACAACAGTTCAAAGTTCAGTAGATAATTCTACATGGGGTGGAAGTAACACAGGTGCTTGTGTATCACCTAGAAGTATAACCGCACCAACTAGCTCATTGTATTATAGAGTTAATATGGATTGTGGATTTGCTTCTACAAATGGTAGTTCATCATACTATAATTTTAGTGATGGAATAACAAAAACAACTACATCAGGAACATATGTAGTTTCAGGTGGAAGTAGTACTGCTGCAGGGCAGTTAACAAATAATACAGGTGTGACTCTGTACATTTATGGATACTTTATTTCAGGTGGAGATACTACCGGTGATGTAAGTTCTGATAGTGGTACAGTTTCATCAACTAACTTAACATTTACAGGAACTATTTCAGGAAGTGGACAGCAAATATATTCTACTAATTATCACACATTAAGTTCTGATAATACACCTGTAAGTTGGAGTTTAAGTAAACAAGATGGATTAACGAATGGTTCTACTATGAGGTTGGCATACGCAACAACAATAGGTGGAACAATTACTGATATAAGCTAATAAATTTGTTATTATGATTAGAGATATAGTTGATTTACTAAAGAGTGACCATTTCTACGGAGTATCTGAAAGAGTTGAAATTGCTAAAGGGAAATTTAAAATACCTTTGACATGGAAAGAAGGTCTATATAAAATAAAAAGAATATGGCTGAGAAGAAAGTCAAAGTAAAAGTAGATATAGAAACCAATGCAGCTGGTTCTATCGCTCAATTGAAAGAGTTAAAGAAACAATTGAGAGAAGCGGCTGCTGGCTCTGCCGAATTTAAAAAACTTGCAAATGAGATTGATGATTTGGAAGATAAGATTAAAGGTGCAAAGCAGAGTTCAGGTGATTGGGTTGACCAATTAGCATCTGCGCCTGGTCCATTAGGTGCTATCGGTGGTGCTCTTAACAAAGCAAAGGTAGCAACTGTATCATTTGGTGCTGCATTGAAAGCAACAGGTATTGGATTAGTTGTTGCGGCAATCGGTGGATTGGTAGCAGCAATATCTCAATCAGAAGATGCTACAAAGAAATTCCAACCAATTCTTATTGGATTACAAAAAATATTTAATGGTGTTTACAGAGCATTAGAGCCTGTAATTGATGCAGTTTTAAATCTTGCAACCAATGCAATGCCATTCGTAACAAAAGCATTTGGAGTTGCATATTCTGCTATATCATCATTCCTACAAGGTTTAGGAAAGTTAGGTAGTGCAATAGGTAAGTTAATCAAAGGTGATTTTACAGGAGCATGGGAAGATGCAAAAGAATCTGTAACAGGTTTTGGTAAAAGATATGAAGAAGCAAATAATGCATTCGTAGAAGGTACTAAAGAAGTAACAAAGATTGAAAAAGAGGAATTAGATAAGAGAAGGGAACAAGCAGAAAAAGATGCAGCAAAAAGAAAAGAAGCTGAAGAGAAAAGAAAGGCTGCAGAGGAAAAAGCAAGACAAGAAAAAGAAGCAAAAGATAAAGCAGCAGCAGAAGCAGAACTTGCAGCATTCAAAGAAACATTAGACGAAAGAGAAAGACAAGAATATGAAGCAGGTGAGAAAGCACAGGAGAGAAGAGCTGCATTACTTGCTGCAGGTAAAACGGATTTCACTTTAATAGAAGAAGCATATCAAAAAGAACTTGCTGAAATTAAAAAGAAGTACGATGACCAGGCTGCAGAAGAACAAAAGAAGAAAGATGAGAAAGCAAAAGCAGACTTATTAAAAAAGCAAGAAGAAGAAAGAGGAATCCTACTTACAGGATTACAGGCACAATTCGAAGCATTAGATAAAGCAAATAAACAAAGTGATTTAGATTTTGAACAAGACCTTCAAAGATTAGCAGAACAAAAAGATATACTTGCTCAACAGGAAGCAACTGAATTACAAAATACTGAATTAACAGAGTTTCAGAAAACCGAAATTCGTAAGAAGTATGCTGATGCAAGAATGGCAATAACCGATCAAGAAGTTGCAACAGAGAAAGCAGCGGCACAAGCGAAGCATGAAATCAATATGGCTTACCTTGGATTGTTCGAACAATTCGGTTCATTACTTCAGCAAATAGCAGGTAAAAATAAAGGATTGGCAATCGCAGGTATAATAATACAACAGGCGGCTGCAATTGGACAAATAATAGCAAACACAGCAATAGCAAATGCTAAATCCGTTGCAGCATCTCCACTCACAGGTGGTATGCCATGGGTAGCAATCAATACAATATCAGCAGGTTTAAGTATTGCAGCAACAATTGCAGGAGCAGTTAAATCAATACAACAAATAAATCAAGCAGCATCACAAGCTGGAGTAAAAGGTGGAGGTAGTGGAGCAGGTGCCGGTGGTGCAGCTCCACAAATTGCAGCACCAAGAGTCGGAGGTGCTGCGGCTCCAACTATTAATACAACGGGTGGAATGAATCCAACTACACAGATTGCTGAAACCATTGGTAGAGCACAAGCTCCTGTTAGAGCATACGTAGTTAGTGGTGAGGTTTCATCGCAACAGGCATTAGACCGCAGAACAAGTAGAGCAGCAACTTTCACCGGCGGATAAGAATAAATTAACTTTTCAATGTTATTACATTATGAAACTGTATGAATTAAAAATAGAAGATGAAGGAGAAAAAGATATTAAGAGTAGATGGTGAAGGTAATCCTTATCAGGTATTTTTTACAAAGGAAACTGTGAAGAAATTAGCACAGAATTATCTAATGAAAAAATATACTGATTCTGCTACATTAGAACATGATAAGAAAATCAAAGGTGTTCATCTTGTAGAGAGTTGGATTAAAGATGGCAAGTTAGATAAAAGTAATAATTACGGATTAAGTGTGCCTGAAGGAACTTGGATGGGAATGTTCAAAGTAACAGATGATACTATTTGGAATGATTATGTAAAGACCGGTAAAGTAAAAGGATTCAGCGTTGAAGCATTACTCGAAAGTAAATTAGTTAAAGCATCACAGGAGATTGATTTAAATAAGAATATAGAGGATTTAACGGAAGATGAAGCAACTATATTCCTTTCACAATTAAAAGCCATCATTCGCAAGGACAATCGTTACAGGGCAAAGCAGAGAATAGATATGGAATCTTACTCTGATTATCCTGATGGAGTTAGGAACAATGCAAAGAGAGCTTTGGATTGGGCGAATGAAAATGGATGGGGTTCTTGCGGAACACCTGTAGGTAAACAACGTGCAAATCAATTAGCAAAGGGTGAACCGATTTCGGTTGACACTATTAAGCGCATGTACTCATATGTTAGTAGACATGAAGTTGATTTAGAAACATCTAAAACATACAATGATGGATGTGGTAAATTAATGATGGATAGTTGGGGTGGTCTTGCAGGTGGTAGATGGGCAAAAAGTAAATTAAGAGAATTAGGATTACTTAATGAAACTGAAGCACAACCATCTATCACATCAACATATCCTGGCGAAGTAGTTAAAAAGAAAAAAGATGACACAAAATAAAGTCATAAAGAACATATATAAATTTGCATTGCCTGAAAAGTCATTTTATCAATTTATGGAAATGCTTAAGCAGACGGATGAAAATAATACAATGTTTATCAAATGGAGAACAGCAATTCCACCAACTCATAGAACATCACATGAAGTTTATTGGGGAAAAAGGTTTAGTGGAAGTGACCAAAGTATGACAAAAGAATTTGAAGGTATGGTGAATTTAGTTGCACCAAACACAGCAGAAGGTTGGAGAACTCTAACATACGATAACATATCTTCGTTTAAATTCGAAGGTAGAACTTATAAGATAATTTATTAAAACCGATATTATGCCAGTAAATCCAAAGAAAGGAGAAAGAGAAGAAGAATTTATATCTCGTTGTATTGCAGAAGAAATTGGTGCAGGATATGAAAATCCAATGGCTGCAGCAATTTGCTACTCTTATTGGAGAAAAGATAAGATGAGTAAAATGACAGATGCAACATCTAAAGTGATGGCAAAAGTAAAATATGATGCTGATTTCAAAGGTATCAACTTATTTGCCGATTTAGAAAAGGGTGAAAATGACCCGTGTTGGGAAAATTATGTGCAAGTTGGAACTAAAGATATGGATGGTAGAGAAGTTCCTAATTGTGTTCCACTTTCTAAACAAGAAACTAAATTAGAAGTTGAAGAAGGTGAATTAAATATATTAGGATATCATACCAAAAATTTTAAATTATGTCCTGGAGCAACATCATTATTTGGTCATCTTATTGAAATGCCATTAGAAGAAGATACAATTGGAATGGTTAGAAGTGCAGCACAGATAGCAGACAATGTATTTCATTTAGAAAAATTAGTAATTGAAAATGGAATCGCTACACAACACCAATATGAAGAAGCAGTATTGTTAGTTGATGATTTCAAAGATATAATGGAAGAGATTGATGAAGAGGTTGGTATGGTGCACGATGTTACATTTATGGATGGACACATTGATGTAATCAAATCATATATCTAATGGAAAACATTTATACTGTCTTAATAACTGTGGTTAGTACATTAGGTGGTACTGCTGCATGGAGATTTTATGAAAGAAGAGCATCGGCAAAAGAAGCAGATGAACATTTTTTGAGAAATGATTGTCAGACTAGAATATTAAAATTGGAAATGTTGCTTGAAGAAAGTTCTAGAGAAAAGGATGCTTTGAGAGGCGAAATCTTACGTCTGACTGAAGAAGTATCAGCTTTGAGAACTGAAATCAGACTTTTACATGAAAAAAATAGAATAGGTTTATAATGGCAAAGAGTAATAAAGCAGGTGGAGTTACAAAGACATCGTTTGGTAAAAGAAAATCACAACCAACAGGAAAGAAATCTTATAATAAACATTCCCCGAGACCAAAGGCATATAGAGGACAAGGAAGATAATATACGGAGAATAACCAATAAGAACCCGGCGTAAGTACGTTGGGTTTTTTATGCGCAAAAAAAGTCCAACCGTAGAAACGGTCGGACGTTGTTGTTAATGACAGATACCAAATACTAAAAGACCCTATTTTTTAGTACGGGTTCATTTGTGCTAAATAATTCAAATCAATTTTCTCTTCAGACTCATTTGATTCTTTTGATTCTGTAAATAAAATTGATTTCAATAAAGCAATTTCTTTTTTAGCTTTTTCCAATTCAGCTTTTGTACTATTCAGTTCGATTTCTATTTGTGAAAGTTTATTCATAACGTTCATTTAAATTAAATATACGAAAAAAATATTATTATGCAAAAAATATTTTATGATATTTATATTTGGTAATGTAAAATAGTTTTCCTATATTACATTTAATCAGAGAAAAACATATACTGTACGAGAGTATATTAAAAATAACGGAAGCGATTCCAAAACAAACCCCAAAGAGATAAAGCTCGTACCTTTATTTCGATGGGGTTTTTAATTGAATTATGGCAAAAAAGAAAAAAGGTAAAGACCCAGCATTTATGATGTATTCAGGAGATTTCTTGAGCGGAACATTTACAATGACAATGGAACAAAGAGGTAAATTTATTACTCTTATGTGTATTCAGCATCAAAAAGGTTATTTAACTGAAGCTGATATGAAATCAGTGCTGAATGAAGAAGATTACTTATTAATTGAAAAGTTTTATAAAGCTGATGATGGTAATTGGTATAATCAAAAGATGACTGATGTAATTAATGAAAGAAAAGAATATACAGCAAATCGTCTTAAGAACTTCCAAAAGAAAGATGATAAGAAAGTTCATAAGAATACTCATAAGAGTTTCCATATGGAATCCCATACTGGAGATGAAGATGAAAGTCAAGATATAGATCTAGATGTATATACAAATAAAGATATTAGTATAGCTACTAAACAACTTGATAAATTAACTGAATATATAGATGATAATAATATACCAGCTGCTAAACAAATATTAGCAGGTATAGTTGAAGATTATAAAAGTTTTGATAATATACTTCAACTTTGTTATAGAGATGATATAACTGTTTTAAATAACTGGAGGAAGTATTTTAGTAAT